ACGCAGAGCCTAGCGAATTCATCGGATCGGTCACTCCAACTCCTATATTATAGCATAAAAAAAGAGACCCGTAAGGGTCTCTTTGAGAAGATATGTAATATGAATTACATGAGGTTCTTAACAGCAACACGTCTGTAGTAACGGTTGGAGTTAACGGTAAGAGTGCCAAGGCCTTGAGTTGTACCCTGTGAGAATGGGTTAGCAACCATGCCATAGCGAGTCTTAAAGCCGATTTTGGGCTGGAAGGTGTTCTCTCCGACTGCACGTACCATCTGTAGTGGAACGTATGGGCAGTAGAACAGTCCTGCGTCATATGCGCTAGTACCTTTGTAACCACAAACATAATACTGATTACCACTAGCAGTAGCAGCATTAGCATTAGTTAGGTTTGCAGCATAAGGGTCAATGTAGACCTTGTACTTACCTTGCAGAGTTCCTGCAAATGTATTACCAGTGTCATTAACATTGAGGTTAACGTTAAGGGCAGGAGTGTAATCAAGTACACCAGCCATTGTAAGGGCGGAAGCAACGTCTGCAGAGCAGAGGATAATGTTGCCCTTCCCGCGACGAGTTCTTTGTGCAATTGCGTTAGCATCTCGCTCGATCTGGAAGATAAGACCCTTGAACTTCTCAACTGACCATCTACCATTGGAGTCAATGTCGAGGTCAAACACACCAGCAGTAGCGGTGTTAGAAACAGCACCTTGCTCTGCAACCTTGTAGATAGTTCTGATAACTTCGCGGTTAATTTCAGCGAGGATTTCAGTACTAAGGATGTTAGCAAGTTCTGCTTCAGCGTTAAGACCATGAATTGCTTTAAGGTCTTGAGCGAGTTCTAAGGAGTACTCAGCTTTTAGCGCACGAGACTTCGCAGTAACAGTGACTTTCTCGATTGAGAATGCCATCTGGTTGAACTGTGTGGCAGTACCAGTACCTAGCTTTTCAGCAGTACCAGTATTCATACCCTGACCGACGTTGTAAACAGTGTCGATGTTACCAGTTGGATATGAAGAAGTTGGGTTCAAGATAGCAGGGTTAGTACCGCGCTGTGAAGTTGTACCCAAACCAGTTGAAGCACTGGAGAAGTCTGTTGCACCCAATCCAGAGTTCTGACCAGAGAATGCAGAATCTACTTCGTTGTAGAATGTCTCTGTTCCAGACTGACTGGAGTAGCGTGAACGCATTGCGAAGATAAGTCCAGTAGGACCGGACATTGGTTGAACGCCAGCAACGTCGTATGCCACCAAGTTAGGCATTGCGCGACGAATGAGGCTGATCAATACTGGGTCGAAACCAGCAACAGGACCAGCAGCGGTAGCACCAGAACTATATCCGGCGGATGCTACTGTTGAATTAGTGTTGTTGGTTGGCTGCTCAGTAAGCATTGAAGTCCCAGATTCAAAGGACTGTTGCTCTCTGAGGAATTTTTCTTGGTTTTCTAGCAGGACAGCGGTGACTGCTCGACGATGCGGATCTTCGATTTTGTCAGTCCCCTCGTGATCGAGGAGAGGAGCCCACTTTTCCTGCAACTGTTCTGAATGGAACATTTGCGATTTACCTTTTAAAGTTTAGTTTGATTAATTAAAAATTCAATTACTTGCTAACCATTGACATTGTTTTTAGGTATGCAGCCATTGAACCTGAATGTGTTTCAGGTGCGGCTTCCATTCCCTCTGAGAGTGTCTCTGTCTTAGCATTCGCTGGAGCAGACTTTTTATTGGGGAAATAAGATTCCCTTAGTGTCTCCAACTTGTCACGATATTCTGATTCACTTTCAAACTCTACACTTTCGGAAAGTGAGGCGAGCTTTTCTTTCTGAGTGTCTGCGAGACCTTCAGAAACTTGATCGAAAATTCCTCCAGCTTGTGACTCACCGAGTCGCTTGTTGAGGGAAACATTCTTCTCAATTTGCTCATTGAGCTTGGTTTCCATATCATCTAGTTTTTCTACCATACTCTCAAGTACATCATATTTTTCTTCAGGGATTGATACATAATGTTCTTCAAAAAGACCTTTTAAGCCAGTCATAAAGGATTCTGTTAGTTCTTCCTTCAGACCACGCTCTACTGCGAGTTGGTTCTCAGTGAACCATTCGTCAGAAACATATTCAAGATAGGAATCAACACGCTCATTTAGAGCAACCTTGATTTCCTCAACTTCCTCGATGAGTCTTTGATCGTACTCAGCAGTAAGAACTTCCTTGATTTGTCCAACCTTACCTTTAACGGCGGCTTCAAGGATAGTTTTTGCTTTTTCTTTGAACTCTTCGGAAAGTTCTTCACCCTCTACAAGAGCATTAACATCTTCATCGATGCTTATCTCTGTAAAATCAGGTGCTTCAGCAACTACTTCTTCTTCAGTTGCTACTTCTTCAACTACTTCTTCTTCTGCAACCACTTCATCAGTAGTTACTTGATCCTCTTCGATTACCTCATCGGTAACTTCGGCATCCTCAGGTATCTTAACAGGAGTTGCACTCTTACCAGGTGCTTCTGCTTTAACAGCTCCTTTGTTAACAATGTCTCTAACTTGCTTAAGTGTTCCGCCAGCTGGCTTCAACTTAGCTGAATCGTTAGTTGGACTGTAATTATCAGGAGTAGGTCCACCTAAATCTTCAACTTGGGCTTGATTGCCAGGTGTTGATACATTAGATGCATTGCTTCCTGCTTTTGGAAGGGCTTCGTCTCCAGGTGCTGCATTTGCGTTAACAGCAGTCTTGGATTGCACAGTGCCTACTTCCATTTCCTGTAATTGTGTGTCACTAGACATTTTTGAGTACTCCGAATTCGATCTGTAGTTAAAATCTATATTTATTTATAAAGTTAATGTTTACAATGAGTTAATAAACTCATCAAACAATTTAATCTTATGCTCTTCTAATGCTTTTTGCGTTACAAGAGTGTCGATTTTTCTTTTGGTATCAGCAGCGAGTTGTTCTCTGAAAGAATTTCCTTCCCACACCCACTCTTTACCTTCCATGATACCTTCAACGAAAGCATCAGGTGCTGATGGATCTGCAACAATGTCAGCAGCGGTTGCTAACATGAAGTCATCACCAACAACATTAAATCCTTCTTTGGTTGGTTTCAATGAACCAATACCACGAGAAGAAACGCCAAGTTTAACACCTTCCTTAATAAGTGAAGATGCAATTTGACCCATTGGTGTATCGAGAATTTTCGCTCTACCAATGAAATTAGAACCGTGCTCTTTTAAAGAGACGATTTTATGCGAAACTCTATCCAGATTAACAGTTGGACTATCGGGATGACCCAATTCTCCAAGTGCTCTTCCTGATTGAACATTGGACTCGTTATAACGTCCAACTTCTTTACGTAGAGTCTCAATAGGATACATCCGACCATTTCTGTTCGTAATGTTTCCTTGAAGGAAAATACCTTCAATGTAAAGATTTTGCTTACCGGACTTTAATTTCTCCGTGATAAACTTAACAGATTCAATTTCTTCTCTAATGAGTTTCATTGGAAATTAACCCCCAGTAATTTGAACTTGTTGACAATGAACAATACCAGAACCTCCACCATGTCTAATAGCGGTAACTTGGAAAGCACTAGTTAATCTAGTTCCCGTTCCAATATCAGTAACCACTCCGGTACTATTATGTGAAGTTGTGACGGTAACATTATAAGGATAATCTCCATTAGGGAAATTAGCACGTTGATTAACCGAAATAACTGTACCTACTCCTAATGTACCCCACCATGGTTCAGATGGCAGATTATTAATCAATACTTTTTGACCAGTTACAAATTGAGAACCTGTACCCTCTGCAAGTTTCCACTCAGTAGTTGATCCAGTACTAGCAACTCCTACTGGTGTTTGAGAGGTTGGTTGATTAATTGAAATAATCTCAGGTACACCCTCAGCAATAACAGTATCAGCACTTGTTGCCGCTGAAGTAAAACCACAAACTGCAACATGAGCAAAACTCGCTCCTGTTGCAACGACCCTTAGGTATTTGGTTTGCTGCGTTAAGGCGGTTCCAACATTTGCCGTCGCTGCAGCAGTAACGTTAAAAGAAGGACCTACTGGTTGAAAAACGGCCATTATAGATACAAATTCATTGTCTTATTTATTTATAATTACTCTTCGGCTGGTACTTCATTAGATGCAGCAGCAGTTTCTCCACTAATTGCCGCAGCGGCATTAGCAACAGCTGCCGTAGCTGCTTGTTCATCACCGAACGCCCCTTGTGCTACTTCGGGTCTATAAGCATCAACTTTATCCGAAGATTTTGCATAAAGAATATCTTTAATCTTATCACTAATAGTTGAAGGAGATTCATCAGCAATAATCATATCCATCAATTCAGACTGGACATCTTGAGCCACTTGGCCAGAATCATCCATCTGAACGGGTTCATTGTCAATTTCAGTGTCAGGCATTGTATTAAATGTGAGTAATCGTTAATATTTATGTATCATTCCCACTAG